TTTTCAGACATTGGCTAGGTTGGCTTAATAAAAAGGAACACAGACTAATGGAAAACATAGACTTTAATTCATTATATGTAAAGGCCTCCGAGGCCGAAGCCAAGGTTAATAAACTTGCGGCCCAGTTGGAATCCCACCAGTCTTCTGAACAGGCAGCCTTTGCGGATAGTCTTAATAAAGTTGATCCGGATTCGGCAACCTCCAATGCGTCTTTGCTTGAACTATTTCCTGACCTTGCAGTATTCAATTTTAAAAGTAAGATTGATGCGCTTAGTAATCTTAGTTCTATTCTTGCGGGAAGCCAATCATCAAAACCTGACCATTCAGCATTCATACAACAGCCTTTAAAGAAGCCTGGGGCTAAAATATACACTCAGGTAGATGCCAACAAAAAACTTAATAAACACCCAGATGATGGTGGGCTAGTGCCAAAAAAGAGTAGGCTATCTTATCTTGGTGGGCCTGTGGCCGATATTATTCCTGGGTCTGAGGGAGATAAAGAGCCTAATGACACCAATATGTCTTCTTTGGCATATGGGGATATAGATTCTCATCCTATTGCCAGTGTCCAAAAATTGGATAAGCAATGGGTAATTACTAGCCAGGGGGATGTTTGTTCTGAGCCGGAGGATTCTTATGCCGCAGTCTATCCTCTTAATAAAACTTCGACCTCTGAGTCCGGGCATTTCCGAGAACTTGATGACACGCCTGGCGCCGAACGAATTAAAGAATCTCATCGCTCAGGATCATATTATGAAATTCATCCTGATGGGTCAAAGACAACAAAGATTGTTCGGGATAATTTTGAAGTAATAATAGGTAGTGATTATACTAAAATAAAGGGAACGTGTGCCGTGCATATAGAACAAGATGCCGAGCTTTTTTGTCACGGAGATGTTAATATGATGGCCATGGGCCAGGCGGATATCTTTGCCTTGACGCAGGCTTCTATAACTGCTCTTGGGCAGGCCTCTGTGGTTGGGCTTGGTGAAGCGGTTCTTGCCTCGTTAGGAAAGGCGTCATTAACATCGGTAGGCAAATCGTCAATATTCTCAGCCGGGGCAACAGAAATTGTTGGGCTTGGCACGGTTGACATGGTGTCAGCAGGACCGATGACATTGTATGCAACGGCCGCCATGAGTCTAGTGACTGATGGTGTAATGACATTTAGTGATTCGACTGCACCTGGTCATTCTTTGTTTGATCTGAGTACGCAACTCCTGATGGGAGTCGATTCGTTCGGGGGACTGATAAAGGGAGTCAGCAAGGCACAGCCTCTCGGAATAGCACAATCTACGGCCGCCAAGGCCGCAGCCGCGAAAATCATTACTTAATTAGGATAAATAAAGAGAACGCATATAACACAAGGAAAACTTATCTTGGCATATTCACAGACACTAGACAAATCTTTATATCAGGATCTAGACCTTAATTTTACGGCTCATCCAAATACACAAAAGCTCAGTATTCTATCTGGAAATAGGGCTGTCACCCGGGCCGTCAGAAATTTATTGATGACACAGCATTATGAAAAACCTTTTCATCCAGAGATTGGTTCTCATGTGACATCATATCTATTTGAAAATGTAGATGAAGACACGGCAAGTAGAATACAGGGTGATATTGAGAACGTTCTAAATAATTATGAGCCTAGAATAAAATTAAATAATGTGACAGTCCATGTGGATCCTGACCAGAATGGTTTTTATGTTACTCTATACTACTTTATAAAAAGTCAACCAAGAGAGCAGATAGCCGAATTGTTCTTAGAGAGAGTGCGATAAAATGGCAACTACAGCAAGAACAAAAACACTAAAAGTATCAGAGCTTGATTTTGACCAACTAAAAGGGCAATTCAAAACTTTTTTACGAAATCAAGACCAGTTTACTGATTATGATTTTGAAGGTTCTGGTATGTCTGTTCTTATGGACTTGCTTGCATACAATACTCATTATAATGCCTTCTATGCAAATATGTTGGCCAGTGAAATGTTCTTGGATAGTGCAGTCATTCGAGGTAGTGTTGTTTCTAGGGCCAAGCAATTAGGATACACTCCAAGTTCTGTGACAGGGGCCACGGCCAATCTTAATGTCACTTTTCTCAGCCCAGCGACTTCGGCTGCTGGCCTAAGCGAAATTACTATTCCTAGGTATACTAAGTTTGTCACATCCCTGGATGACAGAGCCTTTACATTTTTGACCACCGAACCGAATACGGCCACTTTGCTCGACATCTATAATGACGGAAGTACCTTCTTGGCCTCTGATGTGGTGGTCAAGGAAGGATATTATTTCACACAGTCATATGTGGCCTCTGGAGTCTCCACAGAAAAATTTAATATTCCTAGTGCAAACGTAGATATGTCCACCTTGTCCGTGTCCGTGAATAGTGTCAAGTTTAATAAGTCCGATAATTATACTTCAGTCGAAGGTACGAGCAATGTATTTTTTACGCAAGAGGGCGGAGATGGTTTGTATCAAGTTTATTTTGGTGACGGGTCTGTAGGTAGGGCCTTGGCATCGGATGATATTGTATTCATCGAATATCTAGAGTCCATGATGGGGCCAGGTGGAAATGGAGCCCGAATATTTCAGTTAGGGGATATTTTTCAAGGCCCTGTTGGTCTTATTGACGGGGCCGCCGTTGCGCTGGCAAATGGAAATGCCTTATATGCAGCCTCTGGAGGAACTAGCAAGGAGCCAATAGATTCTATCAAGCATCTGGCCCCATTAAACTTTGAGGCTCAGAATCGGTCTGTCACGCTCGGCGACTATAGAGCCAGGGTCTTGAATGATATTCCTGGAGTAGATGCCGTTACTGCCTGGGGAGGAGAGAAAAATAATCCTCCAGAATATGGAAAGGTTTTTGTCTCGGTTAAGATGAAGGATGGCTATGTCATGTCTTCGTTTGACAAAGATAAAATTAGGACTACATTACGCAAGCAAAATGTCGTGTCTGTCGATCCTATTGTCATAGATCCTGATTATCTATATGTGGCCTTGAATATTCAGGTCATGTATGTTCCTGGCGAAACCACTTTAATATCTTCTGATCTCAAGAACCTAGTTCTACAGACTGTTACTAATTATTCATCTATGGACTTAAATAAATTTAATAGTTATTTTAGGTCATCTCGTCTCCAACGATTAATTGACACCACAGAGATTTCTATTACAAACAGTCTGATGGATGTCAAGCTAAAGCAAGAATTTACTCCATTGATTAATTCTGTAAGAAGCTATGATATAAAATTTTCAAATCCAATTTTTCATCCACATTCAGATCATATGTCCGTATTGGTATCAACATTGTTTTCTTATCTGTACGGCACAAGCCTATATTTGGATTGTTCTTTAGATGACGTAGACGGTACTGTTCGTATAGTCCAGACAAAGGTGGATGGAAGCAAAACAGTTATCACAAACGCCGGAACAATTAACTATGATACTGGGGTTGTGCATCTAGAAGATTTTGTTCCCATTACAATTAATGATGGGTCGACTACGATCAAGTTATATGTACAGCCTAGGGTAGAAGATGCCGTTCCTGCATTTAATCAAATTGTTACTATTAATCCAAGCGACGTAACTATTACCATGATCGATGATACTTCTTTGACTTCTACTGATCGCCCTGGAACTCCAGTGTCGGTTGCTGCATCTCGTGGAACATATTCTACGACAGATACGGGAAGTGGATCTGGATCTAGTGGAACAGGATATTAGGATATATAATGGCAACTGCGAATTCCGCACACCTTCATAAAACTTCATATTTGGTTAAGAACCAGGTTCCGGAATTTGTCCAGGCCGACCATCCTAGATTTGTTCAGTTTCTAGAACAGTATTATGAATATCTTCAGGCTGCAAATACTGGCATTTATGATTCTGTATCAAATACATATTTTATGGGGCCAACTTATTTTACTAAAAAGGCTCTTGATTATATTGACGTAGACACTACAGATTTTGATAAATTTCTTGACCAGTTCAAGGCTGAGTTTGCTCCCAGTATTCCAAAACAA